ATGGCATCCTGCCCTTTGTACTCCAATGTGATTCCCTCAGTAATCAATGAGAAGAGATTCTCAAAGTTGAAGTTCTTTTTCACATCATCAAACACCAAGAGCTGCGTATCGGTTGACACTGTTTGATATGGAAATCCTTTGGTGAATTCAAATGTCTTCCCATCAATTGAAGCTACCTTTTTTAACTTAGCCAATGCATTCCAAAACAATCCCTTTCCACTTCCTCCATTGGGATTCTCTGAGATGGTTTCATCGTTGAATATGATTGCTTTATTACTCGCAGATGTCTTGTATGAATGCATCAGGTATCCAATCACCGACTTGAATGAGTTGTACTTTGCTGAATCTTTACCACTTACCAACCAAAGGAATGTTCTAAACTCACTTTTATGGTGATCACTTGCGATATATTCTCGGTCAATTATCTGCCTCTTCCATACATATCCATCCAGGTCAATGTACTCATGCTTGAATATGCCTTGCTTGGTAATTTCAACCGCACAATTGCGGTAATATAGATAACACTTATCCGCAGTGTCCTCCATCATCTCAACTTGAGCACTGTCCAACATCGAAAGGAATTCAGATGTGAAGTATTTGGTTGCACCTGCCATCAAATCATACGGTTGGAATCCAATCTCTTCCCTCGACAATAGAGAGCTGAGGGTGAAATCCTTGATTCTCTTCTCATTGGTTTCCTCAATTAGATTCTGCTCCTTCTTAATGAATGAGTAAGTATTGGAATCAGCAGGAAAGTATTTGAAAAAGTTGTTTTGTTGTAGCCAAAACTTGTACTGATGGATGCTCAACTGAATTCGATTCTGATTGTTATAAGTCCAAAAGTCCTCGATGTTTCCCGTTTCCTTGATGGCATCAACGCACTTCTCAACTTCATCTTGAGTAAACTCCGGAAGTATCTTGATGATGTCGTTGGTCTTTTTACCTGCTCGGATATGTTTTTCAATCTTTGCTCTTGAGGTATTATCTTCAAAGTACCTGGTCCCGAATTGAGAGGTCTTTGAATATGCTGATTTGATTATCTTTCGAATCTCGTTATCCTTTCCACCTTCATCAAATTTCAACATGACATTCTCGCATTCAGTTTTCTGAATTCCAAAGTCATTGAATGCAGCTGCAAGTTTAAAGAGATTGTTATTCTTCTCACCTGGCACCATTCCATACTTACGTTCCCACCATTTCATCAAATTATCAATGATGCGATTGTCAGACTTGATTGGAATCATCACATCCATTGAGCCAATTTCCTCAATCTCCGGCTCTTCGATTTGAGTCCACATGATTGAGTCCTGATTGATGTAAATATCCGGATCGTAACTCTCAAAACAAAAGCGGTCAAGGTTACTCCCTGAACTATCCCAATAATCAGAATCAAAGTAAGTTCTCAAGGCATCAAAGTATCCTTTGAAATCTCCCTCAGTTGGAATCTTAACCAATGCTTTGACTCCTTTTCCGCTTGGCGATATCCATGCACTAAAAACAAAGTTGTTGAACATCAAGGAATCCTTGAATTGAATTGCCTCAGCGGTGTGACTCATGTTATCGAAGTCCAATATCATCAATCCGGACCTTTGTTCGATACCTTTCACTGAGCGACTCTTGAAAGTGCCATTGAAGCAAACTCCAGGAAGCTGATTCTTGTATTGTTTCTGCTCATCCTTCGTGGCACAAGCTCTGATTTGCTCAACCAATTCCTTTGACTTACCATCTCGAATTCTTTCGAGGCAATAAAGAGCTGATTTGTTGAATGGATTTGTGGTATCCGTTACCTTCTTAAAAATTGATACGATCATAATACTGTTTTAGTTCACTGTTAAAAAAAAAGAGGGGGAAAGGAACAGTGAAAACCTTTTAAGTGGATGCCTCCGACAACCCCTCAACAAAGATAGTAATTTATTCCATTACTCAACAAAATACACTTTATTTTCAATTAGTACCTCAATGTGTACCTAAATGTGTACCTACTAAAATCCAATGTTTACTGATGTTTCAGCGATTTTGGTACACATTTTCAAGTTTTTTTGGTATTTTTTGTAAATATTATTTTTTCCGATTCTCAAAATAAATAAATATATATAAGTATATGAGGAAAAATGTGTACTTAAGTACCTAATTTATTACTCAAGTGAAAGCAATTCCTCATATTCATTCCTCAACACTCTTCTCTTGATTGCTTTGAGCTGATTGTACGACCTACATTTGAGAATCTCATCACGAAGGAATCGTAATTTCTTGACATGAGCATTCCCCTTCAGCTCATCTATGTCATCCTGGATAACGGTCATGTAATACAAATCACCACTCTCAATTGCCCAATTATGTTGGTTGATATTGTGCATCACTGTTGCATGACCTCGATTGAAATACTCACCAATCGCATGAAATGGGATGTTCAACCCCCTCAGCTCTGCCATGAGATATCTTCTCCTCATTGTCAATACCTGGTGTCTGCTCGTTACATCCAATCCATCTCGTTGGATGATGTGTTTAATTGCTTTGATTTTTTCGTTCTTTGTCATCTTATAAAGTATTTCTTATTAATATCTCTATCCACCTGGTATCCTAATTGCTCATACATCTTGAGGTATCTATATACTGACCTCTCACTGATTGCAAGATATCTACTCATCGTGTGGATGTGTCGAGGTTTCTCTTTGAGCAATTCAATGAGCTTGATCACTCGCATGATTCGATGCTGATTCATACCGGCTCAACTTTAAACTTCCCAACCACACACAACCCCTTATTCAAGAGCTCCGATTTCTTCCAATAGCACAGTGCTTTGGATGGGAATGTCCAGGACTGAATGACTGACTTCCCTGAATAGTAACTTAATTTATACATGATATCAATTTTAATAAGATTAACACTCCTGCAATTGCTAAACTCACCGCGATTCCAAGCATGGAAGCTGCGTGGTTTTCTTTTCTTTTGTAGCTCATAATTCGTTTATTTGTAGCTCATAACGTTTGATTAAACTTGATTTCACATATTCTTTTATACAGTTCCTCATTGAATGTGCCTCTGATGTATTCGTGTGATGACTTGGTTGTCCAAAACCGTTTCATCCTTTGCAGTCTAAATACCATATTCACTCCAATCAACATCGTTATCACTATCATTTCCCCAAGTGTACTCACTTAGAAACTCTCTATCATCCATCAACCATTCAATCATGGATAACATCCATTCCTTGTATCCTGGACCGAACTCCATCACCTTATCGGTTGGCTCTTCATCAGTCCACCATACTCCATCCTTCATGTGGATGTCGATGTCATACTTGCAACTTCTGAAATCATAGTTATTCTTCCAATACTCAAGGTTGACTTTGAAGTATATTTTACCGATTTTATAGTATCCAATCATCGAGCATTGGTCAACTTCCATGAAGTCTAAATCAATGCGATCAATCTCTTTTTTCCAATTCATTTTTGCGTGTGTTTAGTAATTAGTTCTCCGTATGCATCCAATACCTTGCTTTGGGTTTGTTTTTCTTCGATTTGCGGAGCTTTATTGGTTTGGTTATAGTTTGGTTGCGTTGCGGTAAAATAACCCATTACAATCCAAAACAAAGACAATGCGAATATGGTCCCGATAATGTCCTTTTGATTTTCGTTTAGTGCTTTCATTTGATTTGTAGTGTTTGAATAAGGTTGTGAATAACTGCCCATCGTGTTGCTGCTGATTGAGTCACCTCATCATCAACTCCTAATAAGTCCATTGAACGTTGCACTGCATCCCACAATCTTTTCTCCTCTTGGATAATTGTGTCAATCATTTCTTGTTTTTTCATAGCGTTGTTTTTAATTGTTATACTGCAAATCTCGTCATTAGTTTCATAACTGCAAAACTTTTTCAACTTTTTTTTCAGTTTTCAACAAAATAAATTGTGATTGCTTGATTTTATTAGGGATAAATTAAGGTTATATCCTTAAAAATATTTAAAATACTAAGGTTATAGCCATAAAAAAAGAGGTACCGTTTCCGATACCCCCAATTACACACGCTAATGAGTTGCTAATTTACAAAGGAAATTTGATACTATCGATACTTTTGTACATTTTTCTTATTCCTTCCTTGCGAATTTCTTTGCAGTTGATTTTCAAAATACGACCTCCCGTTGGTTTAATGGGAGCTCCTCTTTCAACGTGCCATCCTTTGGAGCCATCTCCATACTCTTCTTTGTATGTTCCGGTGAGCATCAAGTGAATGTTCTTGTGATGATTCACATACCCATGTTTCGGTGCATGAACAACCGTATCTCTCACATCATTTCGACACGCATTCTCATGGATGTGTCCCATCGTGAACACATCAAAATCCTCATACATCTCCAATGACCTGGTCAAGTTGATTGCTCCCTTAGTAACAATTCCACCACCACCTGATCCATGAAAATATTTTATCTTGGTTGTGGACCATGAGCTCGTGTTATATAATTGGCGAATGATTAACCATCCACCATATCCTCCGGTCATGACATTACTCCCGTTCTTGTAATTAAGTAGGTCAACGAATCTTTGAAGGATATCCGTTTCTTGGTATTTGATTATCGCAGTTTCATGATTTCCGTATCCGATAACAGTAAGGATGTGTGCATATGGTGAGAACCATTCAACCGCAGTTTCAACGATTGAGTCCAGGTACTTTGCATTATTGTGTTCCGGTCGGATATCTGATTTGTTTCCTCGCTTATCACCTTTCCCTTGCATCAAGCAAAAGAAATCCCCATTCACCATCACTTTGATATTATTCTCAAGGCAGTAATCAAAATCTCTTTTTAATAGTTCCCAATCGCATTTTGGATTATCCCAATGGAGGTCAGACATCATTGCGATGTCAATTGTTTCTCCATCAATCTGAAGTTCGTGAATGTTTTTAGAGTGCTTTGTTAGCATATTTCAAAAGGTATTTGGTTAGAATTCCGAGTCCAAATCCTATGACAAACAACCAAATATTTGCTTTTGACTTCTTCTCGCTTTTATATTTGGCAACTTCCACCCTTTGAATTTGGCGGATAGTATCTCTTTTTAATTTAAATTCGATTTTTTTCTCCCATTTCGTCATGGGGATATACTGCGTGTGCCACATTACAACCGTATCCTTTTGAGTAATATACTTCTGCCAAACGATAGTATCGTTGACAATCACCGGAAAGGAATCAACTGAAGTGATTTGGATGGTATCGGATACCTCCTCACATTTATATCCTTTTTTGATTGCCTTGTTTAGATGGTGCTCTGCTGAACACGATACCAATAATACACTAATGAGTATTAAGGTCGAAAGGTTTTGCGATAATCGTTTAGTCTGTTTATCCATCCGTTGATAAATTTAGCATTTTTTCCCACTCCAATAGCATAAAAGAATCTTTCTCTCTCATTCGTTAAGGCATCAAACAATACTCTCGGCTCAATTGAATTGGCTGCGTTGATTGTTTTCATTCCAATTACTCCATCAACATCACAATAAACACCGCAGTGATTGATTGCAGTCTGAAGGGATTTGATTGCCTGTCTGCCTCCACTTCCCCATGCCATACCTGTAACAAATATCGCAATGTTTTGTGACGTATATAAATCACCTTTGACTGTATCCCAATATCCTCTCTTGAATATTTTGAACCAATCTTCAGAACTCATTGCAAAGAATCTTGCATTGTTTTCGGGACCATAAAAAGAAACCCAAGTTTTGAACGTGATTCCAATATTCGTATGCCATCCACTTTTACCATTGAATGGTGTTGGGCATGGATAAGATGCTGCCGAATCGAATTTTTCACGACTCAATCCGCCCTCCCATTTCTTCACGAACTTTATGTACTTTTCAATCAATGTCATTTGAATTCGTCAAGATTTGTTTTGGTCCTGGTGATAAATTTGCGAAGAGCTGCGAGTACATTCTTCCCGGTAACACTCTCATATGATTCGTTGATGGACTTAATCTCCACCATCACACAAAAGAATGCGAATACTTTGGTCATTATAAGCTCAACCGAGATGAACTGAGCGATGATGTCCCCTGCGATGTACTTCTCAATCAGAAACGTGAACATAATCGCTCCTCCGTAAAGTAATGACTTGGATATTGTGTCTGATAATCTGCGAGATTGGAAGGCTTTCCAACCACCTTTCTTCACTGATCGCCAAATACCGAAGCAGGTATCAATCGTGATGGCTAACATAGCCAAGTAAATCATTGGCATGACCGGTGAAAGCACCGCCCAAAAAGAAGCAATTAATATCATAACATTCTGCCTCACAAAACCAATATTGAATTGTTATAACCATTATCAGTTGGATATCCGCAAGTCCATGTTCCATTCATGAAGCAATTTCCCACACACATATGACAATCAATCTGAGGTCGCAAATCCGTATCGCGATTCTCATGGGATGTGAAGATAGGAAACTCCGCTTTGTTCTTTACCAGGTACCGAATCAATCTCATCTCAAAGAATGATGCCTTTTGAGCATAGTGTTCCATGCCGAATGCGACATCTGAACGCGATACACTTGATGAGTTATCACCGAATTGTTGCTGAAGTCCTTTGTTTTTTAATTGATAAGTCAATCCGAAGATTGCATCCTCAGCTGAACGCCAAGCAATCACCGGTTGAATGAATAGAACAAGAGCTTCCTCATCAGGATTCAATGTTTGAGCATTGTACTTGGTCAATAAATCTTCATAGAATACTGTTCCAAGAATCGGCATCACTCTCAATTGTGCCTGAGTAGCGATATATGGAGTCACATCAGTCACATCCACATTGGCAGTGATTGGTGTATTTGTTTTGAGGTAAGTTTCGGTTATGAAATATAACATTATGCTTGAGGTGTTTGTTCTTGAATAGGATCTAAACCTGCTAATGACCTTAATTCATTTGCAGTCATTTGGTCAATCACTTTTTGTGCAATTGCTGGATTGAGTGAATTAAGTGAATCAATAACATATGACATTTTCTCATCACGTTCAACAATAATTTCATTGATGATTTGGAAGTTGTTGATTGTGAAGTCTGCGTTGATTTTTGCGATTCGAAGTATCTCATTGAAGATATCTATCACCTGGTCCCGTAATGGCATCACAACATTCTTTTCGAATATCACATACGCTTGTTTGATATCACTACCGCTTCCAAGTGAACCCGTTGTTCGAACTCCCATCAGTATCGGATCTATTGTGTGAGCAAAACAAATCTGCTCAGTATTCAATCCCGATGCTTCTTGGAATAGTTTATCGTTTTGATTGGTTGGAATGCTTTCAATTTTAGGCATTTGGTCCATTCCATTTGAAAAAAATGCGACAGCTTTCCCCGCGTTGGCAGCTCCTTTCATCTTGTCCATCGTATTTCTTAGGACATTTTTCTCCTCTTCCGACTGCGGTCTTTTTGGGAACATCATCGCGAATGATGGGAACACACTGTTCTGAATGTTTGATTTTGCGAAGTAACTTAACTCGCCCGAAAGATATGCAAAGTTAAGTGCCGAACTGTATTTTGGAAGCGGATACCACTCCTGACCTAAACACTCAACCTCATATACGAATAGTTGGCATTTATCGGTGCAAGTTGGATGGTGTCTTTGGATATCACGCACATCGATTCTTGATGCCCAATCATCACAAATAAAGTAGTTGTTTGGATTTTGCCCTCTTCTCACTTTGTCGGGTGAAACATTCTCAATACGAGTGAGCTTCATCTTATCATCGAAGTACAATTTGAAGTAAACGCGATTGTGAACAATCAATTGTTCGGTTGTAATCCGAACTGTCTTTTTCAACCTTGATTTCTTTTCAAAGGTGTACAATTCAAGTAACTCTTGAGGTGTTGTTGTGGTAGCTCTCAATTCAATCCCTCCACCAATGACTGCATTTGTTTTGTAATCCACGATGGAACCATGGAGTGGCGATGAGTATACCAATTGGTTTAAAATGCTTGGAAATAAATTTGAATCCCCGAATGGAATCCATCCACTCGTTTGATGCCTTCCATTCACATATGGAAGAGATAAATTTCCCGAACCAATCTTGAGGAATGGCGTTGAAAAGGATTGATATCCTTCCACCACTTCAGGTGATTCGTTTTTTGTTGTTCTAAATCGGTCAAATAATCCCATGTTAATCGTAGATTGAGTTTTGTATTGCACCACTTACAACCATTCT